AAAAGGGAGCAAAACGGATGCAACGCAGTGGGCAAACCTCCGGCCAGTGACGGGCCTAAAGCCCAAGGACCTTATGGGCATCCCCTGGCGCGTGGCCTTCGCGCTGCAGGCCGACGGCTGGTACCTGCGGCAGGACATCATCTGGGCCAAGCCGAACCCGATGCCCGAGTCGGTCACCGACCGCTGCACGAAGGCGCATGAGTATCTGTTCCTGCTGAGCAAGAGCGCGCGGTATCACTACGACGCGGAAGCGATTGCGGAAGCAGTCACCGAGAGCACCGTGGAGCGCCTGAGCCAGCCAAACCTTGAGAGCCAAGCTGGCTCCGATCGCGTGCCCGGCAAGACCAACGGTCCAATGAAGGCCGTGGGGTCTGGTCGGCGCGGCGACGGCGGAAGCTATAAAGATATTCAGCGCACCTATGGTGCCACTCACTGCGGGACGGCTGAGAACGGCAAGCGCAACCGGCGCTCTGTCTGGACTGTCGCGACGCAGCCATTCAGTGCCGCACATTTCGCAACTTTTCCTCCGGCGTTAATCGAGCCCTGTATCAAGGCAGGATGCCCCAAGGACTGCTGCGCCAAGTGCGGGGCGCCTGTCGTGCGTGAGGTCGAGCGGACTGCGATGGTTCTGGATCGCAGCGAGCGCACCCACGAGAAGGGCCGCACGAGGTCGAGCGGCACTATGCTGGAGCCGCCGACCAGCGTCACCACCGGCTGCTCGCCATCCTGCTCCTGCGATGCTGGCCTAGCGCGCGGGACGGTTCTCGACCCCTTCGGCGGCGCGGGCACCACGGGCCTGGTGGCCGACCGGCTGCAGCGCGATGCCATCCTGATCGAATTGAACCCAGCCTATGCGGAGATAGCGCGCGAGCGCATCAAGGGCGACGGCTCGTTATTCGCGGAGGTTGCCTGATGGCTGAGCGCATCACCGAGTGGTGGACCCGCCAAGGCAATCAGATCGCCACGGCCCGAGGCAAGCGCATCGCCATGGCCTGCGAATGGATCGTGCGAAGCACCAAGGCCATCACGCTCACCGCCGCGCAGATCGACCTGGCGGAGCGGCGCACCGTCTCGCAGCACCGCATGAAGCGGTTCGGGCCCAGTTCCCTGATGGCGGGCCGAGAGGATCAATGGGCAGAGCAGACGGCAGCCGTCAGGCGGTGCCTTTACGCGGACGAGGACCCGGCCGAGTTGCCGGACGTTGACTGGTCGGACGATGAAGGGCGCGCGGCGCTCAGGCAGGCACAGGAGGCGCTGGCATGATCGTGGTTTGGTTTATTTTGACGTTCCTACTTGGCGTCCTTGTTGGCGCGCTTCCATTCCTCATCGTCGCGTACATCTGGCGTTGGGAGGACTGAGCATGGCCCAGTGGTTCCGTTTGTACGAGTCCGTGCTGGACGACCCCAAAGTCCAGCGCCTCAAGCCCGATCTATTCAGGGCATGGGTCAACATGCTCGCGTTAGCATCGCGCCATGATGGCAACTTGCCAGAGGTCGTGGATATTGGGTTTGCCCTTCGTGTCTCCGAGGAGAAGGCGGCCGAGTGGGCAAAGGCACTTTATGTGGCTGGGCTTCTTGATCGCGTCGAGGATGGCACAGAGCACACTAGCAGCCCCCGTTACTTTCCGCACAATTGGGCGTCACGCCAATTCAAGAGTGACGTTTCAAATGAGAGGGTGAAGCGTTACCGGGAATGCAAGCGTAACGCTACCTGTAACGTTACAGAAACGCCCTCAGATACAGATACAGATACAGATACAGATACAGATACAGATACAGAAGCAGAGACAGAACAGAAAGATAAGATTCCGCGACAGGCGCGGAAAACGAAACTCCCTCCAGATTGGACCCCGACCGAAGAGCTTCTTGCCTACGCTGCCGAGCAGGGATGCGTCGATCCGAAGGACACCGCCGAAAGATTCCGGCTGCATCACCAGAGCAAGGGTACCTTGGGCGCCGATTGGTCGCTGGGGTTCAAATACTGGTGCCGCAACGAGAAGAACTTCAAGCCGAAGGCTGACGGCTACACCGACAAATCCCCCGTGCTGGCAACCGTTAACCACGACGAGCTCGGGCAGTGGCAGGCCCGCCTGCGCGGCTACGACCCGAATAAATTCTGGAACCGGGGGGATTGGGGGCCTCGGCCCGGGGAGCCCGGATGCCGCGTGCCCAAGCCATTGCTGGCAGAACTGGAGGCAGCATGACTGAGCACAGGTTCGACCCAGCCACCGGCTACTGTGAGAAATGCGGCATCCTGAAGGGCTGGCACGCCGAGGAATGCTTGGCGACTCCCAACGTGACGGGCTTCATGCACCGGCTGATCCAGCGCCGGGTGAGTGGCGAGGCGGCCACGCACGGGCTGGATTACCCGCCTGTCGAGAAGTTTCCCCCTAAGCCGCCGGAGAGCGCATGAAACGCGGACCCTATCGCAAGAGGGTCGCATGGTCGGCCATGGATGACAGCTTTCTGCGCGAGATGTGGCGCAAGGACCGATACGACCACGAGATTGGCGCTGTATTGGGCCGCTCTCGCGAGAACGTTGGCGACAGACGCCGAGCGCTTGGCCTGCTAGGCGTGAAATACCGGGGCCATCCACCGGAGGCTCGGGCCAAATGCGGCGCCGCCCGCGCGAAGCTCACGGCGAACGACATCAGCGAGATCCGCGACCTGGCGAAATCGCGCGTGTTCCGCCAAAAGCAGATTGCCCATTTCTACGGGGTGAACCAACAGCACGTCTCCGCAATCCTGAACCACAGATGCTGGACGCACCTCTAATTTTAACAGCATCTACCTATCATTTAACAAGTGGCATACTACAGAAAGTGTAGCGCATAAGAGAGGCTGACCCGCGTCCCACAGCGAGATCAGCCCTTGGCCCCCTTGGCCCCCTCGGCCCATAATCATTCCATCGAAAATCAAAACCATGCCCGCAGCGCGCTTTGCCGCGTCTGAACTCGTGTTTTTTCGACAGCTTTATCGAAAGGTAGACCAAATCATGGCGTCACTTGCAGACCTTCAGGCTGTAGCGGCTCGCATCAGCACCGATCTCGCCAAGCTCGCAGCCGATGTTGCTGCATTGCAGTCCAAGGTCGGCCGGGTTGATGCCGCCTACCTAGCCCCGGTAGTCGCGAAGCTCTCGGATGCTGCTGCTGCCATGGAAGCGCTGGACAGTTCAGTCGCCCCGCCGGCGCCTTAACCGGTCAAAGGGTTAGAGACTAAACAAATGGCCCTTGGCCGTCCTAAAGGTTCGCTGAACGACAAGCCTTGGAAAGAGGCAATTCGCAAGGCTGTTGCGGCGCGGGCGCTTGATGGCGGGAAGGCCATAGACAAGCTGGCGCGCTCGCTCGTGGCGCAGGGCCTTGAGGGCAATATCTCCGCGCTGACTGAGATCGGCAACCGGCTGGACGGCAAAGCCTCGCAGCCCATCGAGCACAGCGGCCACCTGGATGTGGCGATGACGCTGGACCGTGTGATTACCGAGATGCGTGAGCGCGAGTTGGCGATGCGCAGCATTCCCGAGCTAGTGGACGATGCCGTTCGACACTAGCCCCGATCCCCTCGCTGAACAGATCGCCAAGTACACGCGCGATCCGCTGGGCTATGTGCTGGCCGCTTTCCCATGGGGAAAGGCTGGCACCTCGCTCTCTAGCGAAAAAGGTCCGGAGGTCTGGCAACGCGATATCCTCGACCGCATTGGCAAAGGTCTCATAGACACCAGCGAGGCGCTTCGACTCGCCACGGCTTCCGGGCACGGAATTGGCAAGAGCGCCTTGGTGGCGTGGATCATCCTGTGGGCCATGTCCACGCTGCCGGATACGCGTGGCGTCATCACCGCGAACACGGAAAGCCAGCTTCGCATCAAGACGTGGCCCGAGCTTGGCAAGTGGCACCGTCTGGCCGTCAACGGCCATTGGTTTGTCTACACCGCTACAAGCCTGTATTCGGCCCAGCAGGGCAGGGACAAGACTTGGCGGGCAGACGCCATCACTTGGTCGGAAAACAACGCAGAGGCCATCGCTGGCCTTCACAACAAGGGTCGCAGGGCTTTCGCGCTGTTCGATGAGGCGTCGGCCATTCCGGACATTGTCTGGGAGACGGTGGAAGGCGCGCTGACTGACTCGGGCACCGAGCTTTTCTGGTGCGTGTTCGGCAACCCCACGAGGAACAATGGGCGCTTTAAAGAGTGCTTTGCGGGCGGGCGCTTTGCCCACCGTTGGGACAACCGTCAGATCGACAGCCGCGCCGTCAGCTTCACGAACAAGACCCAGATTGCCACTTGGGTGGCGGATTATGGTGATGACAGCGATTTTGTGCGAGTTCGCGTGCGCGGCGTATTTCCGCGCGCTGGAGATCAGCAGTTCATAGACAGCGAGCGGGTTGAGGACGCCCAAAAGCGCGCACTAATCGAAGATAACGATGCTCCGCTGGTGATGGGCGTGGACATCGGCCGCAGCCTCAGTGGCGATCCCAGCGTCATCCGCTTCCGCAAGGGCCTTGATGCCCGCTCCATTCCCTCCGTCAAGATGCGCATTCCCGACCTGATGCAGGTTGCCGGCCGTGTTGGAGAGCAGATTGATCAATGGAAGCCCGCCGCAGTCTTTGTCGACAGCACAGGGCTCGGCAGTGGCGTCTACGATAGGCTCCGCCAGTTGGGTTACGACATGGTGGTTGCCGTTAATTTCGCGGAAAAGGTCGACAGAACCCCCGGAGACGACAGCCTCTACGCCAACATGCGCGCCGGCATGTGGGGACGAATGAAGGCATGGTGCAAGAC